TGCTCAGCCTGTGACCGCAGGAACTATCGTGCAAATGGCAAAGGAAAGAGGATACAGCCCCCATGAGTTTCAGGCATACGATTGGGACGGCGAGATAGTTGCAGAAGAAAGCAGTCCCCTTGTAAACGGCGGCGAGGGAATACCGATCACCGAGCCTGCCCAATGGGATCCTGTCAAGGAAATAGTCACATATCTTGAAACACTCTTTGAAGCAGGAGAGAACGTGGGCTATGTTACGCAAACGTGGGAAACAGAAAAGGACGGCAAGACCAAGTATCTGCCCACAAAAGGGTGCTGTGACAGGACGGCAGGGGAACTTATCAAGAGACTTGGCGAATGTAACGGCGACATTGGTGCGGTATTTGGCGACTACAAGGAAGAGGCAGGAGCGTGGATACGTTTCAATCCTCTTGACGGCAAGGGCGTAAAGAACGAGAATGTAACAGACTACCGCTATGCTCTTGTTGAAAGCGACAGTATGCCTATAGAACAGCAGAATGCCGTGATGAGAGAGCTTGAACTTCCTATCGCTGTGCTTGTATACAGCGGTGGAAAGAGCGTTCACGCTATCGTCAAGATAGACGCTCCCAACTATGATGAATACCGCAGGCGTGTTGATTTTCTTTACAAGGTCTGCAAAGAGAGCGGTCTTGACATAGATAAACAAAACCGCAATCCTTCACGTCTTAGCCGTATGCCCGGCGTAATGAGAAACGGCAAGAAGCAGTTCATTATTGACAAGAACATAGGCAAAGAAAGCTTTTCGGAATGGAAAGATTACATAGAGAGTATCAATGATGATCTCCCCGACCCTGAGAGCCTGAGTGCTGAGTGGGATAACCTGCCTGAGCTTGCTCCGCCACTTATTGACGGCGTTCTCAGACAGGGTCACAAAATGCTCATTGCAGGTCCGTCAAAGGCAGGCAAGTCTTATGCACTCATCGAAATGTGCGTGGCGATAGCTGAGGGGGTAAAGTGGTTTGGCTGGCAATGCACCAAAGGAAAGATACTATACGTCAACCTGGAGCTTGACAGAGCATCTTGTCTGCACCGTTTCAAGGACGTGTACACCGCAATGCACTTAGAGCCTGATAACCTCAACAGCATAGACATATGGAACCTGCGAGGTCACAGCGTGCCAATGGACAAGCTTGCACCAAAGCTTATACGCCGAGCAAGCAAGAAGAATTACATTGCCGTGATAATAGACCCTATCTACAAGGTCATAACAGGCGATGAGAACTCAGCAGACCAAATGGCGCACTTCTGCAACCAGTTTGACAAGGTATGCACAGAGCTTGGCTGTGCGGTCATATACTGCCACCACCACTCAAAGGGAGCACAGGGCGGTAAGCGTTCAATGGACAGAGCCAGCGGTTCAGGAGTATTCGCCCGTGACCCTGACGCACTTCTTGACCTTTCAGAGCTTGACATCTCAGACAGCCTTTACAAACAGCAGGAGGACGAAACTGTTTGCCGTATCTGTGAGAACTGGATGAGGAGATTTTACAGAAATACTGATGATCTTTGTTCACAGGACGATCTTGTTACGCCGTCAAAAATGCTGGAGATAACACACAAGTACCTGCATCCGAATTCATACAAGCTTATGATGGCCGACATAGACAAGGCTAAGCTTGCAGTAAGAAACCGCACTGCATGGCGTATAGAGGGTACTCTGAGAGAGTTCCCGAAGTTTGCTCCCCTCAATATGTGGTTTGATTATCCTGTTCACAGAGAGGACACTGTGGGCGTGCTTAAAGACTGCGAGGTAGAGGACATCACACCGAATTGGAAGAAGAATTTCAGCAAGAAGAAGACCAATGAAGACCGCAGCAAGGAACGCAAGGAGAGCATTGAAACAGCTTTCAGCGGTGTGCAGGAGAACGGCAAGTGCCGCATTTCTGAGCTGGCGGAGTACATAGGAAAGAGCGAAAAGACCGTTGGAAGATACCTCAAAGAGCATGGTGGCTTTTGGATAGAAGAGGGAGAATGTGGCTTAAAAGCTCAGTAGACAGACAAGACAAAATCGAATTTTTGAACTTTAGACAGACAGGAAAAAATCGAAAAAGTGTCAGGACAAAATCGAGCTTTTTTCTTGTCAGACAATATCGAAAATTACCGAGTTTGTCGGACGGACAGACAAATCTATTATTATAAACAATACTTTTTGTCGGGGGCTTAAACTCGCCCCGACGAAAAAGTAGTTTGAATAATGACGCGCGAGGAGGAACACACGCAGATGAGAGCAACAAGAAGTAAGGCAAGGCAAGACGTTGTTAATGCAGCTAAGAAAATGCCACCGCTTTTTCATAAGCTGCCGAACGAAGATTTTGACTTTCGTAAGGCACGCACACTCTGGTGGCTCGTGAAACAGCCGCAGGTACTCAAATACATTTGGGATATGGTCAAACAGTCGGGAGCATTGGTGTATGATGACAAGTCACACAAGTGGCACGGAGTAGATTTCAAATGCGAGGAGGAAGATGATGACTGAATTTTTTATGGCGATGATACCGCCAACGGCTACGGCGCAGGAACACAAGGTGACTGTGAGAAATGGCAAGCCGATATTTTATGACCCACCCGATGTCAAGGCGGCAAAAGAAAAGCTCACGGCAAACCTTGCAAGGCACAGACCGCCTGAAAAGTACATCTGTGGGATACGGCTCATAACAAAGTGGCTGTTTCCTAATGACGGCAAGCACAAGGACGGAGAGTACAAGACCAGCAAGCCTGACACAGACAACCTGCAGAAGATGTTCAAGGACTGTATGACAAAGCTTGATTTCTGGACAGACGACCAGCTTGTGGCGAGTGAGATATGCGAAAAGTTCTGGGCGGACATACCTGGCATTTATGTGAGGATAGAGGAACTATGACGATACACGAAGTAAAGAAGAGTCTCGGACGCAGGGTAAGCTACAACGGCTCCGATTGCTACGAGCTGACAGGCTGCATAATACGCAAGGACACAAAGACAGGTCAGTTCTTCTATCAGGCAGAGATCGCTGACAAGACTTGCGGCAATACGTTGGTGTATTGCAGGCTGGAAGAGTTGAGGTGCGAGGAGGGATAATATGGCAAAGAGTAAAAC